AATTTGTTTTTTTAATTTTAATAAATTATAGATTATTTATATTTAACCATGGAAATAAGAGAATTAATAAAAAAAGTAATTAAAGAGTCTTTTTTAACAGAAAATGAAGTTAAAAGAATAGATTTTAGCTACCCTTTACCTGATGATTTAAATAAATTGAAGAATTATTTCGATGAGAATAATTTTGAACTTTTTGTAGTAGGTGGAGCCGTGCGTGATATGATCTTAGGTAAGGAACCTAAAGACATAGATTTAGTATCTGATGCTACTCCTGATGACGTAAAAAGGATTTTACCAGATGAATATAGAATAATTCCCAAAGGAGAAGCTTTTGGTATCCTTCAAATAATTACTCCAGAAGGTGGTGATTACGAGATTGCTCGTTATCGTGAGGATATTGGAAAAAAAGATGGAAGAAGACCAGATTCGGTCAAATTTTCTACTATTGATTCAGATGCTTTAAGAAGGGATTTAACAATTAATGCTCTATATTACGATATAAATAAAAATCAAATTATAGATTTTGTTAATGGTTATGAAGATATTCTCAAAAGAAATATTAAAACTGTTGGTAAAGCAGAAGATAGATTTGAAGAGGATCGATTAAGAATATTGAGAGCATTTAGATTTGCAGCTAGATTTAATTCAAACTTAGATCAGGATATAATAGAGGCTTTAAGAAAAAATAATTCTCTAAAAGGGGTATCTGAAGAGAGAATTAGAGATGAATTCCTTAAAGGTATAAAAAGTGCTCAATCTGTTGTAAAATTCCTTACCGATTTAGAAAATTATGGATTACTAAAACAAATTTTAGATGATTTGAATTATAGTCAATCTGAATTCGTAGAATCAAAAGATTATATCGTGTTATTGGCTAATTTACTTAAAAATAATCCAGTTCATAAAATTCAAACTATTCTTAATAATCTTAAATATACAACTGATGAAATAAGAAAAATTATTTTCCTTGTTTTGTTTTTAAATTTCGATCCTGAATCTGTATATAATTTTAAAGTAAAAGAAAATGTTTCGAAAATATCTCCAGAAGAATTAAAGGAATTTGCCAGAATAAATTCTATAAATTCAAATATGGTAGATAAATTCATAGATTTTAAATTATCTGTTTCAGGGGATGAACTTTTACAGAAGGGATTCAAGGGAGCATCATTAGGAAAAGAAAAAGAAAGATTAGAGACTGTTAACTTCCTTGATACTCTTTAGTTTTTTCGACTATTTATTTACATGAAAAAGGATAAAATTCCCGGAGGCAAAGCAAAAGGCAAATCTTTAAAAGATATTGCGATTATGCACTGTAAATCTGATTCAAAAAACAAATCAGATGAAAGAAAAATTGAAAAAATGTTAGACCATTTAAAGTTGGAATTAAAAAAAGGGATTAAAACTGAATTGGAACATACAACCAGTGAAGAATTTGCCAAAGAAATAGCTATGGATCATTTATATGAAGATCCAAAATATTATACAAAACTTTTAAAAATTGAAGAAATGAAAAAAACAAAAAAAATAAACATCAACGATATATCTGAAATGGTTAAGAAAGCTCTTAATGAAGAATTTGTTGGTGGTGTAAATTATGATAATGTTTTAGCAACTGAACTAAAAGAAAAAGTTGGTGATTTAAGCAAATTAACTCCTTATGTTTTAGAACTAGGTAATGAAATTCAATCAGATTCATCTGGTAAAATTCATGTTTATGATGAGGGAAAAAAAGTTAAGATATTCAACAATATTGATGACTTTTTAAAAGGTATCAAATACGGTCCTGTTAGAATTACCGAAGAAGATTCTTCAATGCCACATAAAGATCATGAAGCTATGATGGCAAAAGGAGAAATCAGAGATATGGTTAAAAATGCAAAAGAAGTTTATAAAATGATTCAACCCGGTGATGAACTTCCCGGATGGATTTCTGCTTATATTACTTTAGCTTCAGATTATATGCATAGCATCGCTGAATACATGACTGAAAAACATAGTGGTGGTGAAGAACTAACTGAAGATACAGAAGATGCACCAAAGAAATTAACAATGGATCAATTTTGTGAATGGTTAGGTTTGCCAACAGATAAAGTTCAATTAGGAATTGAAATTGCAAAGGTTTCAGACCCGGATGGAGCATACACTCACTTACAGGATATGGGTGAAGATGAAGCAGCGGAAGCAATAGAAGCCATATATTTTGAACATGGTTCTCTTAAAGAAGCAATTGCTGCTTGTAAAGAAGATTTAGGCATTTAAATAAATTTATTTTTTTACATAACCATAGTTTTTTATTAAACTATGGTTTTTTTTATTTAAATAATATCTTTATATTAATGAAAAAGGACATAATTATTTTTCACCACAGTTATTTAGTAAATAATTGGTTAGAAATTATGAGTGAACAACTAGACCTTTTAAAGAAAAGCGAACTTTATGAAAATGCTCAACAAATACATTTTTGTTGTTTTTCTGAAATAAAAGAAAATATTATTGATTTTGTTAAATTGATCCAAGAATTTGATTTAGATGAAAAATGTACAATTGTAGTTGAACCTTATAATGATAATGAAAGATTAACTCTTACATATATGCAAACAATTTGTAAGAATTTATCTGATGAAAAAGTTCTTTATTTTCACACAAAAGGTGTTACATCATACTTAAGATACGGAGAATCTGGAGATAGAAATATAAAATCTTGGCGAAATATAATGGAATTTTATTTAATTGAAAATTGGAGGAAATGTTTTGAATTGATGAATAATCATGATGTGGTAGGAGCATTTTATGGCCCATGGCATCAATTAACAGGACAGATCATTAATTATTATTCAGGTAACTTTTGGTGGTCCAAGGTATCTCACATAAAAAACACTCCCGATATGAAGAAGAGAGATAATTGGTTAGGTTGTGAATCTTTGATCACCTCAATACCTCATGTTTGGTATAATTTCAGATTTGCCCCCCCTAATTCAAGTATGTATGATGTTTATTTCGACCCAAATGAATATAGATTGAATTAAATTTCTATATTTTTTATAAATGGTTTTTCGTATTTAGGTTCAATTATTTTCCATATAATATTATCATAGCTTTTTTTATCTAACATTTTAAATAATATGGCTGGATATTTTTGTTTTTTTGCATACGCTGCAAATTCAGCTCTGGTGTCTCCCATTTTCCAATGGAAAAATCTATGGAATGATTTGTTAGATTCTTCTTCTACTAATCTATAATTTCTTTCTAAATTAATTCTGGTTTCCTTTACCCAATCATAAAATTCGTCTGGAACCCTCTCTAATATCTCAGCAAAGTCATTACCATCAACTAAATGTTGCCATATAGTCCTAGATGAAACATTAGTTAGAATCCTATGTAATCGAACATAATCGTCAAACTTTACTTTTAATCTAAAACCGTTTTGGAATTTAACAACAAAACCCTCTTTGTTATTCTCTTCCAATTTTTTTAGCTGTGAAATATCTTGAATACCATCGTACCTTTTTACAATAGGAAAACCTATTGGTTCTAATTCACAATCCAATCCTGTAGCCTTATCTATTACAGCTAACAAAACCAAATCATCAACATTACCATAATTTACAACTATTCTATTTTCCGGATAAATTATCTCGAACAAATATGTTTTTGATTTATCTAAATTAGGAATTACATACTTATATCTGTTATGTAAAATGTTTGTTGCATAAATAGCTTGATCAGATTCAAAAGATCCTCTAGTGGCTATGTATGGCATGTCTCCAATCCAATATAAAATACCTAGTGAACCATCCATTTTTTCATATACTTCAAAAGATGTTTTAGGTATATCATCGTGTGTATGTTCTTCGAGGTTGAAAAACTTTCTAAATGGCCTTGCTACTACATTGTAATTTGAATCAAGAATTAAACCTCGACACTGTAAAGTAATTTCGTTCCAAACCCTCTCATATTGAGCTTTTGGACCATAGTTATAAATAAAATAATCAGCCTTTTTGTGCTTCTGCACAATGACTAATTTTTCATCTATCATTTTATTTAATTCGTTGATATCTAACATTTTGTATACTTACAAACAATTTAAACGTTAAATTAATTAAATTTGTTACAAAAATAAGGATATTTATAATAAAAATTATTTTATGTTCGAAAGAAAACTAAGAAAGACTGTACGTTCAATCATGGAGAGTGAATATGTGAAAGATCAGTCCATCTACAATATCGTAGGAAAAAAAATGGTAGATATATTCTCAAATAATCCCGGTATAAATAAAATTAGAAATAAAATTATAACCTATGCGAAATTCTTTGAAGGTGGTGAAGAATTCAAGGGTTACTATTCAGCAAAAGAATATTTGCGTATGGAAGGATATGAATCAGGATCAATGATGAGAGATTATCCTATACCATTTATGAAAATGGGTAAAACTACAGTAGATAATAGAGGTAATACAATTATAATTACAAAATACGAGGAAGAAAGACCATTGATAATTACCAAATATGATGCTCTGTCTCAAGAAAGTTTTGATGAATTAGATGGTGTAATAATTCCATCTCCTGATCAAAACAATATGAGAGATGGAAACATTTATGTCGTTTTCTTTAATTTCCCAGATTGATTATTTTATCTCGTCAATAAATCCAAATAAATGTTTATTGACAATTCTATACCATAATTCTCTCTGCCACTCGAATCCTAAATTTCCATAGTGCTTTTCAAATTCTATTATCTCTTTAACTATCAAAGCTCTGTCATCTGGAGTAATTCTGTTCCATTCTTCTAAAACCCAATCTACTATTCGTTGAACTGATCCTGTTTTTCTTCCAAGTGCATACCTGAGTGCAAAAATCATTAAGGTAGAATCGCATACAAAACGTTCTTCTTTCCATAGAAATTGATTGTCACTTAAAATATTAAGGATATAATCCTTGTTTGATTTTAAATAATTTATGAATATTTTTTCACTGGAAAAGGTTTTAGGAAATTTGATTTTCTTTTTCATTTTTAAAACTATTTATTAATATAATAAAATTCTATAAAAATGAAACTTACTAAAAAGGAATTTGAGAACCTTATTAAAGAAGAAGTGAAGAAAGCTATCGAGGAAATTAATATTCTTGGTGAAGGTAAATCTAAACCCTCGGCTGGTCTTTCTGCAAAACAAAAATCCAAAGTTGCTAAAAAAGCAAAAAAAGGTGGTGATATCGGTAAGCCCGGTAAAGGTTTCAAAGATGTTGAAGCTAAAGCAAAAGAATGGGGTGCTGATGATCCTAAAGCCGTAGCAGCAGCTGTATTATGGAAAAATGTGAAAAGATAGATCTTAAATGTAATGTTTGTTCTGATAAATTAAATAATTTTAATTGGTCTTCAGGAAAACAGAAAAAAGGATGGTTTATTTGTAATAATTGTCATACGGACAAATATAAAAAATACAGAAAAAAACATCCGTTCAAGGCTCGTCTTTCATATTTTAACAAAAGATACGATGGAAATTTGAAAGTTCAAGATCTTGAATTAATTTACGAAAATCAAAAAAAGAACTGTCCACTATGTGGTGATCCTATTGATATAAAAGATAAATTTTGTTTAGATCATGTCGTTGCTAGAAATAGTGAAGGTTTAACAACAAAAGAAAATATCCAAATATTATGTGAAAATTGTAATATTGGAAAATTTAAAATGAGTACAGAAGATTATATAAAACATTGTGAAAAAGTAGTAAATAATTATAAAAAAAATGATTGACGTTTATGCTGAACCCGGCTCCTATATAGCTGGAGCTAATAATATCGCTTTGACTAATGCATTCAAAAAATTATTGAACGCAAGACCAAATACAACTATTCCTTTCTTTTTTGAAAAGGATGGAAGAAAACTCATGGGAAGAGCTAAAACTTTTCAAGGCTCTCAAGGTGATTATCCAACTTACTATATCAATTTTTTTGATTTGGATAACGAAGAAGATGGTATGAAAATGTTAGAAGGTAAAGTTTTTGCCAAAGGAAGATTGCAATTAGAAGAAAGATTATTCGATTATTATAATTCAATTTAAAAAATGAAGAATTTTATTAGAAAACCTTTTACTGTTTTTTTAATAATAATATCATTTTTGTTTATCTTCAACAACTCAAATAATAAAGTACCTGAAAAAAGTTCAATTTTGGACTTTGACCCAAACTCAACAGTAATAGTCCCTAACTATAGACAGTTATTTTTAAGGCACTATGAATCAAAATATAAAGTAAATTATAGTAAAGATAATACTATAAACAGTCAGAGCAAGTAAGTTTTTATTTGTTCTTAAAAACTTTTTAAAAAAAAATATCATGAAAAATTTATTGAAAAATAAACTGCTATCTATTAAAGTAAGTGTAGTGTTATTATTAGTGTTTTTGACTACTATAACTTGTAGTAAAACCGATGAATCACCTAAAATTATTCAAGAAGAAATAAATTCTTCTGTTGTATATGATGATACACTAATGGATCCCGGACCAGATCCTGAATTTGTTTCAGTTGAAAATAGAATTAATGTTGAAAATCTTTCAGCAAGAGTAATTGGTGTTAATACAATTAACACTTGGGAAAGATATATGTATATAGATAAAACTGATACAATATATAATTCAATATCAGCTTCAAGAAGGTTATCAGGGTATCTTAAAAAATATGGCTTTAAAGGTGTTTATTTGTATAGTACCTCAGCAATTGTTTCCTCTACTTCAAACTATTCTAACTTTAGTAGATTTGTAAAAACACTTAGTGATAGTGGAATCGTATATAGAGGAGTAGCAAGCGGTAGTGCCACAACTTTTAAATCTGGTGGAGGAATATCAAATTATAATAACTCCCAATCTGATGCAACTAAAAAAATTAATAGAGCTAATTTGGAATTGGAATGGTGGAACAATGTAACAACTTGGGATAACTGGAACTCTATAAATCAACAAATATCTTTAGCAACCATAACCGATAATGATTTCTATGAAGGTTGGTATAAAAATATGGGCTCCACCATAGATACTGTCGCAGCTAGAGATCAAGTTAGATTTTCTGATAGAGTACTTTTACATTGCTATCAAAATGGTATCCCGACTTATTCATATGCAAATGCCCAAAGCACCGGTGCAACCGGAGGAAGATTGGATATAATTGCTAAAGGAGCAAGACAAGTTGGAAGAAAAATAGATTTGTATATTATAATCTCTTCAGAAAATACTGCTTGGGGAGCTAGTAATACTTTTACAGGGCCAGCACTTGCTAATGCCTATCTATCAGGTCAAGCTAATCCCTATCTTTTTATAGAAAATCAAGCCTATAATAATATTTTTAATAATATGACCACCTTTCAAAAACAATGGATCAACTTAAAAGGTTTCGTTTGGTTTACTAAACGATACTGCTACAAAGCTGTACCTCCAAGATAATCTTTTTGCGAAAAGTATTGAATTGTGATACTTTGTGCAAAAAAATTCTGTTTCTGGAATTTGACATTTTTAGTAAAAAATAGAAATAAAAAACCCTAGAGAATCTCTAGGGGTTTTTTTGTAGTCCCGAGGCGATTCGAACGCCTGACCGTCTGCTTAGAAGGCAGATGCTCTATCCAGCTGAGCTACAGGACCAATTAGTAGCGGGAAGAGGATTCGAACCTCTGACTTCCAGATTATGAGTCTGGTGACCTACCTCTGGTCCATCCCGCAGTATTTTTTTCTTATTACAAAAATAGTAATAAAAAATTAAAAACAAATTTTATAATAAAATTATAAGATTTGCTCTCCTGACTGGGCTCGAACCAGTGACCCATTGATTAACAGTCAATTGCTCTGACCTACTGAGCTACAGGAGATTTTTTTAATTTATGTAGCCGGGGCGGGAATCGAACCCGCAAGACCTTTAGGGGTCAATGGATTTTCTTACTACTATAGTTTTCACTACCCTTTCGGTTTGTAGTCTGGACTATACCTTCACCATATTTATCAACTTAGGTGTTCCGTGTCTAGTCTCTACACACGCCCAGTTATAATTATTATAACTTGCTTGGCTCGGTATTCCCATTTTACAGGGTTCACCGAATTTACGGAATTCTACTCTCGAAATTTCTAACGAGGCACTCTATTTTTATTTTTTCCACGATAAGTAAAAGTAAAAGCGTGACAGTTTGGACATAAAATTTTTAAATTTTCTATTCTATTATCATCATTTATACCATTAATATGCTCTAATTCAAGTGGAATTTCTTTATTCATCCAATGAGTATTTAAACAAGATTCGCATTTTTTTTCTTTAATACCTTCTTTAAATAATCTCAATTTCAATTTATAAGTTTGAGTATAAGGAGAATTTTCTATTAGAATTTCTTCTATTTTAAATTCTTTACCAAACTTTCTAAATTTCTCTCCTTGATTCCAAGCAGATCCTGTAAAATGAGAAATATCAATATTAAATTTCTTGAATTTTAGTTTCAACGTTTTATAATTACCACCAACTGGTAATATTTTTAGTTGCCTACAAACTTCAGCTATTGATAAACTATTTTTTACAATTACTTCTAATTCTTCTTTCGTATATTTATATTTCATGAATATAAATAGTAAGAAAAAAGTTAAACGTGGTTATAGTCAAAGTCCATCGTGTTTGCCTATTTCACCACCCGGCCATTAATTCAAAGAACAACGATACAAATATATATAAAATATATATAAAAACAAAAGAGCTGGAATTATCCAGCTCTTTTTCTAATTATTTATATTCTAAATTATTGATTTAGAATGACATACTTACAATAAAATTTACGGGTGCTTGAGAGATACCGGGTGCATCCAAAACATTTTTATAAGAAGGATTTACATATAAACCTGTTTTAACTTTAGAAGTCCAAGAATCAGAAATTTTAAGATCTCTAGTTCCATTAATTCCGATATGAGTGATACCTGCATCAGTTCTCAAATTTACACCAGAAGCATCAGTAACATAACCTGCTGTTACTTCTAAGTTTTCTTTTACTTTATAACCTGCTTCGAAATAGATACCTGCTGCATTATCGGCACCTGCTTCACTTTGATAAGCGGTATAAGCTACTAAACCATAAACATCTTCATTCTTATATTTAAGAGATGTTTCGATAAAGTGCGAAGTGTTTTTTCCATAGTCCCAATAATCATTGGAAACACCAGCGTAGTAGTAATCTTTAACAGTCAAAGACAAATTCTTTTTAGTAAAAGTCATATAACTATTAAGATTATTACCAAAACCTTCGGTTGCATTAAGTGCTACGGTAGCTTCAGTTCCGAGGGTAAACCAGTCACAGAATTTGTAGTGCATATCACCTTCTACAGTTGGTGCTACAGAGAAAGCTACACCACGATTCCAGTGTTGTGTTGCGAGTCCGAAACCAGTGTGTAAACCTTTTTCTTCTTGAGCATAAGCTCCGATAGCAGTAAATACTGCAAGACATAAGACAATTAGTTTTTTCATTTTTTTTAATTTTTAATTTTTAATATTTGGATTAAGTTCCAAGTATATATAAATATTATAAAATATAAAGAATTGATTTACATAGTTATTAACAATAAAAAAACGGCATAATTTTGAGTTTTTATGCCGTTTTTTAAAAGTTTTTAACTAAACTTTCTTATCGTCCCCACCATTTCATAAGGCGACGATGAGTAGCTTCAACTGTACGCATCATGCTACGAACTTGCTGACGCTCTTCGGTAGGCATACCATCAACTCCATAAGAGAGTTGAGTCATGTTACGACGCATTTCATTGAATTGTTTTCTCATTGCACGTTTGTAATCACGCACACGGGTAAAATTCTCGGATGAGATTGTGTTTACACGAGAATTTCTTTTTGTTTTTTGACTTACTGTTTTCATAATTTTTTATTTTTGTAATTATTAATTATAAAACAAATATAATAATTATTATGCAAAGTTCAAAGACATTTATTAGAACGCCAGAGGATTACCAGAAGGCTTTGGATTTATTTAGAACATTATGGTTAAATTCCAATAATTTCCCAACAATAAAAGCAAAGGTTGCTTTAATGGAAATGATAGAGGAATACGAGTTCAATAATTTTGTAAAAAATAGAAATTTTAATTAAGCTGGTTGATTAGCTCTTCTTCTGCCCCAGATATTGCCATAATTTTGATCAATTTCACCTTTTTTCATGAAAAAAAGTTCTCTTGGGGTATATAGTTGTTTTTGATCTTCTAAAGATAAGTCGGGTCCATTTACAGGATAGCTCCATTTGAAACCTTTGAATTTACCTTCGGTTTTCATTTGTTTCAGTAGATCGATAACATATTTCATGTATTTTTCTACTGGTTTTTTATTTTGTTTCCCTTTTACTTGGGTGATATTACCTGATCCTTCATTATAAGCGATATTGTTTGAATACTTCTCCGGATTCATCTTCAATAACTCCGGAAGCGGTAAGTGATTCGTGCCATTCGATAGCAGTATTAAGTGCTTCCTCTAAATTTTTAATTTGTTTAAGATCGACTTGTGGTCTATTAGGGAATTTAAGCCATTCCATAATAGTATTTACTGTGGTTTCGTTATTTTTTAGATATTCGATAACTTTATTTTGGTCTAGTTGGGGTAAAATTTCTTTTAAATTAGAACTAGTTATACCATGATCTCCGGCATATTGTTTTGTTGACCAGTCTCCGAGAACCATTGCATATTTTCCACCTATTTCATTTAAAAAAGTAGCAAATTCTTCTGAGAAACCTAATTTAACAAGTTTTTCGTTTTTATTTTCAGATAAAATACCTGCTAATTCTTTAATTCTACTAGAATATTTTTCACTTAATAACATTACCAATCTTTATATTAAATATTTAGATTTTTATAATATTTATAAAAAAACTCTAATAATGAACAAAAATAAATTTAAATTGAATTTTCACATAGTTAAATCAAAAGACAAAAAATTAAGTGAAGACGTAAGTATTTTCAGAACCACCCCTACTGTAAATGGTTATTACTTATTATTAAGTTCAGATTTGAGGGGTGAAGATGGAACGAAAGAGACGGCAGTAATGGGTAATTTATTAAAAGTTACAAGTAAGCAGACTTATGATAAAACCATTCCAAAACCAACTTATTTTAAAGATAATCAAACTGGTCAGTTTGGATGGGGTTATTTTTTACCTATGAATGCGACTGAGGAAAAAACGAATCAAATATTAAATAATTTAAGAGAACTCAAAAAAGAGTATTACAAAGCAAAAAAAATGGAACCTGCTGAAGATACTGGTAATTTGAGTTTAAATGATGTAAAAGAACTAAGAAGTGTAGTTAATAATGTTCAAGAATTAGAGAAGGCTATTGAAAACGCTGCGGATAACACTGAAAATTCAGAAATTAAAAATAGACTCGAACAATATTTTCAAGATTTACAAAGAGCTATCGAGGATGATACTATATTCTTATTTTTGATAGATAACTACGAAAGAGCGAAAAAATTCCAGACTAGAAATACTGCTTGGAATTATTCTTTATTAAATTCACTTATTATTACAGTTGCTGACCCTACTGCATCTTTGGCTGGACCAAAAGATTATTGGGAGGGAGTTGGTTATAAAATTAAGGATGAATTTACTAAAAATGGAATTGTAATTACTAAACCTAAATCTTCATTACAAACTAAAGGAAAATCTGATATTCCACAAAAGGTTAAATGGGCGAAAGAAAATCCGGATGTAATTAGGGATTTTTTACAAGATCAAGGATATTCTATGAATGAACCGATTGAAGGTAAAGAATATCAATTAGCAAAATATATAACTTCAAAAGGTCTTTATGGTAGAAGAACTGGTGGCTTTGAAACTGCGATGGTTTATACTAATAACATGGTTGAGGCTATTCCGGGAAGAGAAATAATAGAACCGGAAGGAGATGCAGATTATAATGTTTTAGAAAAGGATTATGAACAAAATTTGACTCCCTTGTTTAATGCCATTCTTACTGTATGTGAAAAAACTGGCACATTTATACCTGAGCCTTTAAAGCAAAATAAAGAAGATTTAAAAAATTTCAATAGAGTTGTTTCTGCGTTAGCAAAGAAAATGCTGGCAGAAAGTTATGGTGGTGAAGCTAAAGTAAAACCTGAAGATCGTGAGCAATTAGAAGTTAGAACTGAAAGTGTTGCTCAAATCATTAAGAATCATTATGGAATTCAATCTGAGGCTAGTAAATACAATATTGCTGCTTTAGGTGCAGACAGAGAATCTTTAGAAAGAAGTAAATCTAAAATATTGAACACAGCTGATAAACTAATCAATCAAATTGATTCTGAATTAAAAAATAATATTCAAGAGAGCAAGATTAGAAAGATTGTATCAAAATTAATACGAGAGAATTTCAGTAAATAAAGAAATCATCATCATAATAAGTTCTAAATTTTTTCTTTCTTTTATAACCACATCTTGCACAAATAGATTCTTCAGAATCTTTATGGAATCTTACGGTTCCAAATTTATGACCTTTGTACCAACAGAAAATAAGAAATTTTATTTGGTTATATATTTTACGCATTTATTTTCTGTTCTAAATATTTTAATAAAATTTTGAAGCTGAAATTATTCTCTATATAAACCATATAGAGATTAATTAAATCAAAATGACTATTTGTATCAGGACATAATCCAACTAAATGAAGTAAAAAATCCATTATTTTTTTTGTATTTCTAAATTTTTCTTATCTACTCGGATAAGTGAATTTTCATGAATAATTAGACAATAAGAATCAAATTCTTTTTGAATTTCAACAAATTCACCTTTTTTCAGTCCGAGAAGTGGGTATTTTACTTTTGCTTTCATTTTGTTTTGTTTTGTTTTTTGAATTAAAACGTTTTTCAACAGAATTAGTTACAAATTTAAACACTTTTTTTGAATTTAAAGTCAAAAACCCTGAATTTAACTGTAATTTTTTAAATTTAATAATTTCGCGGACAATTTCAACCCCTTTTTTGGAATTATGCTCATAAAAAAAATTATTTTTTTTTCCTAACCCAGTTCTAACTTTTGGAACATAATCGTTATCAATATAATGTTCGACTAATTTTTTGCTGAATTCGTCCAAATTATTATAAAATTCTTTTATAACACTTTTCTGCATGTATTAAAATTATAAAATAAAAAGTTTATTTCAAACTATTTATAAATTAGAAATAATTAAAATTTATCATGGGAAATACAGCAGCTAATTATCAAGCAATTCCATTGTTAACCAACGGAAATTACAATTTTTATCCGTTCGATTCTACTGGCTATAGAACAGGAACTACTGTTCATCAGTTGTTTTGTTTGACCGCAGGATCTATAGTCATTTATCCATTGAATGGTCCATCATTTACTTGGACTCCAACGGTTAATAGTACATCTATAGATATTTTAGTATCAGGGGTAACAGTTTCTTCTGGAACTTGGGTAGCTTTCAAATCAAAATATGACACAAATCCTTTCTATAGTAAAGGTGCTAATCAATAATTTAAATTTAAATGTCTGATTGTGTATTTAATTGTCTGAGTGGAACTTCTGAAACTGATAAACAGGAGTTATTCTATATGATTCGTCAAGAACTTGGAGAACCAGTTGTCCAAGTTGAATTGGCTGATTCACAATTAGAAGTTGCTTTTTGTAAATCCATCAGAGAATATTCTACTTTTATAAATAATTGGTCTTTAGAGAACAGAATGTCGCAGATGTTAGGTTTGCCAAAAGACATTGATTTTACATTAAAATACGTTTCAAATAATTTTTCTTTTGAAAGATCTTTTTCTAAAGCTTATTCTGAGCAAGCTGGAGCTGGTTCTGACTCAATTAGAGAAATGAAAACAGCTTCAATTACTCTTTCTGCTGGCACACAAGATTATTTTATACCAGCTGGAAGAGAAATAAATGAAATTTTATGGTTTACGCCATCAATGATTAATTTATTTGGTCTTGATGCGTTTTCGAATTCAAATATTGCATTTACAGAATTTGGTGCATCATTCGCTGGTCATAGTTTATATTATATTATGCCAGTTTTTGATACTTTATTAACATCTACATCAGCAAAAGTTAGAAATAAAGTTAGATCTGCTGAATATTCTTATAGAATTACTGGTGCTGCTAATGGAACAAAAAGGTTAAGTTTATATCCAATACCAAATAATACGGGCAATACTGTTTATGGTATTACTGGTGGTGTTGGTGGTCAAACTCCCGGAACTGTATTTTATCGTTATTATGATGAAATAGGTCAAGCTGGTAACTGGTCTTACAGTGGTTATTCTGCTAATCCAAATTATACAGGAGGAACAGGATCTCAAGGAAATGGGTTAGTATCCGGTCCTGCTGATGCAAGATTAGAATTTTTAACTTATGATGAATTAAATTCAAATGGTAAATATTGGGTTCAAAGGTATGCTCTAGCAATATCGATGAGAATTTTAGGTTTATCAATTAGAGGTAAATTTGGAGGAAATTTACCAATTCCAGATGCCGAATTAACTTTAAACAGTTCCGATCTTTTATCAACTGCTAAAGATGATATGGCTAATTTGAAAGAAGAAATTAAAACTCAATTAGAAAAATTAAATTTCAAAGCATTGCTTGAAAATAATTCTTCTATGCAAGAAAATATAAATAAAACACTATCCTACAATATGTTAGGAATTTACATAGGTTAATAAATGGCAGATTTACCATCAAATAATAACGAACTCAGAAACGAGAGGGTACCCAAACCAGAGGAGGCTAAGGAATTAGACGTAAACAAAAAAGGTATAAGATTATTTTTTGGAGAAAAAGAAAGACGTTTATTAGATGGGATGGGTAGGGAAATTGTAAATGATATTTTATTAGAAAGTTTTCTACTTTATAGAATTGATTATCGAACTACCAAAACACATAGAGTTTACGGTGAGGCAAAACAAAAAGTTTATGAAGCACCTATTGAAATTTTCGGAAGAGTAACAGTCGAAACAGATTCTCCAAGTTATTTTGCTCCGGGTGGATTAATTAGAGAAGGTTTAGGCAAGTTTACAGCACATGTGTATTTGACTCACTTAGAGGAAATTAACGCTACTATTCGTATGGGTGATTTTATATATCACAAAGGAAACTACTATGAGATTATTGATAACGGTGCGTCAGATATTAATAATAAATACGCTTTTGGATCAGATAAATTCTTCTATATAACAATAAAAGGAGTCGAGGTTAACTCTGACGTATTCCAAGCCCGTTAAACAATCACTTTGTTTTTTATAATTTTTTATAATAAATTTGACAGTTTTCATACTGTCAGTTGGCAAATACTATTAAAATAAATAGAGGGCTAGTTACAATACTAGCTAAGGATAACCAATGGTTAAAAGCCATTAGTGTATTCTATTCTCTTAAATTTTTATATTCTGGAGGAATTATTTTAGATATTACTAAAAGATATAGTTTTTTTGCTAATAAATTAGGGATTTCTGAATCAAATTTAAGATCAAAAGTCAAATTCCTAATTAAAAACGGTTTAATTGAGAAAAAAAATAATAATTTATATTTCTCTAGTTTCAATAAAATTAAAGAAAAATTTAAGATTAAAACCCAAAAGGGGTATAAGTTAGCGTATAAAAATCCGAAAGAGCTGGAAGTTATTTTGAAAACTCTGGTTTTGGAAGAAAATTTACATACACAGGAATTTAAGTTAAAAGAGAAAATATTATCTGAAGAATTAAAGAAGTTCGGCAAAATTGAGGCAAAGTCCACACGGAAAAAAATTAAGAGGTATTTGAGAAAATATCTTAGTCATTTGACTGAAAAATATAAAAAGCGTGAACTTCAAAATTCTAATGATAATTTATTACGGAATAAAAGAATTAATACAGATCTGACTTTATCTAGAAATAAAATAGCTAATAGTTTTGGCAGGAAGTCTAAATCCACTGGAAGTCGGTTTATAGATAAAGCTAAATCACTAGGTTTAGTTTTAGAGGATAAAAAGAGAGTAGAGAAAGTTAGATCTAACGTTAGTTATAAAATTATAAGATATATGGAATTAGACTCCTCCTATTTCATATTTAAAAATAATCTTTACAAAAGAATGTCAAATGAATTAACCTTTATCAATTTCATTGCCTAAAGTAGGTTGCATTTTTTAGAAATAGTGTTTTTTTATTAAATTATTTCTTCTATTTATAGATATAAAAATCACATGTCTATAACTAGAAATATTGATAATTTTTTAAATCAAAGCTTTAGAAATTTTGATTATCTTCCACAAAGGCTTCTTTTGGAAGATATGGATGATGGTCTAATATCTTTTATTCGTTCATTAGAAATTTCTGTTATTGATGAAAGGGCTAATACAAGAGCTGTTCCTGTCATATTTTTGACTCAAGAACGATGGGCTGAATTCAGGAATAATTTTAAATATCTTAGAGATGAAGCTGGGCAGGAAATTACGATGCCTTTTATGACTTTAAGGAGAAAATCCGTTAAACCGGGTGAAAATCCTTTAAAACGTTCAACTATACCCAAAAAAAAGAAATTTACTTTTTTGAAGGTAGCGAACTTTGATGGTCTAATTAAGGGATATGATATTTATAAAGTTCCTCAACCTCCAAGGGTAGATATTGAATATGAATTAAGATTTTTTTCTCATTACATGGAAGATACTAATGTATATTATGAGGAAATAATTGCGAATACATTTTCTGACAAAGAAGCATACATAAACATTAATGGTTATCCTCTTTTCACCGAAATGAGTGATCCTTCGGAAGAAAATACTGTAGATGACATAGAAGCAGATAGAAGGTTTAGCGTTGTTGTTCCTATGACTTTACATGGTAAAATTGTGGATCCTAGATTGTGGGAAAAAGTCCAAGCAATCAACAAGATTCGTATTGATATAAGTGAAAGTGGTGGTAGTTCTTCTTTGAATAACCCAAATCCGATGATTGGTACTGTAAATGATTTCGTGGTCAATGGATATGTAGATGATTATTTAGAATAAATTAAAATAAAAAAAATAAATGGGATTAGTATTAAGATCAGTTAAAGGTTCAAAACTTACCATATCCGAAATGGATGGTAATTTGACATACTTACAATCGTTATCAGGAGCAAGTTCTGGTGGAACAACAAATCCAGCAGGTAATAATTCAGAGGTTCAGTTCAATGATAATAATAGTTTTGGTGCAAGTTCAAATTTTACATTTGATTCAATATCTAATATTTTAAACTTAAGTGGGGATGTTTATGCAAATTCATTCTATGGAGATGGAAGTAATTTGACTGGAATTATTTCTGTAGGTAGTATAGTTAGTGTTACATATGATGAATTATATAATTATTACACAGGTAGTACATTAAGTGCTGGAACTAATTATTTAATTACTGATTTCCAGACTTGTTATGATCAACCAGATTTTGATAACATGGGAAATGCAATTACATCAGGAAATTATAAAACCGGAAATACTGAACCATTAATAGTGTTAGCTATTTCAGGAAATGCAATTTCTTCAAATGTTTATTCTCCAACGTTTCCAAATCATACAATAAAGTATGATATAGATTTTACAACAACTGAAGTCACTAATAACTTAGCAAAGGGTAGAATTACAGAACGTATTGACGAGTATGGTAATAGAGCTGATTATGATTTTGTCGCAGTTCAATTTAAAAGATATAGTACATATTATTGCGAAAGATTTTATCAAGGTACAGTATCTATTGATAGTGGGAACGGATTGGTAACAGGTATAGGTACTACATTTAGTTCAGATTTTATAGAAGGAGATGTATTGGCAGTTTATACACCGTACAATTCTCCAATTGGTTGTTTTATGTATTATGAAATAATTGCTGTTAACGATAATACTAGTATGCAAGTTACAGGAACAACAATTGTATCAATGACTAATGTTGGTTATTCTCGTGGAGAGTATATGGGACAATTGAATCCATTTCAGTGTAATTTGTTTACATCCTCAGGATATAGTGAATACTATACTTTTAATAATAATCAAAATTATAATACTTATTTAGGAAATTATGCGTCTCTTTATAATAGTGATGAAAATACATTTTTATTATCAAACAACGTTTTTTTAAATGGGAACTATGAAAATAATGTATTCGGAGATGGAGTATTTAGTAATACTTTTGATGATGATATGGATTCTAATACTACAGGTACATATTTTCAATATAATATTATAAACGATGATTTTGATAGAAATAAAGTAGGGGTTAGATTTAGAAATAATATTATAATTTGTGATATGGCAGATAATAGAATTGGAAATTATTTTGAATATAATATGTTGGGAGATGATGATGGACAAGATTTTGATAATAATTTTATTGGAGATGGATTCGCAAGAAATTTCTTGACTTTCAGCAATGGTGATTTCTATAATAATAATATTGGAGATGATTTTTATGAAAATCTAATTGATAGAAGTTTTCAGAATAATTCGATGATAGGAACTGTATATCAGAATTCATTTATAGGTAATTTTAATGAAAATAAAGTAGGTTACAACTTTTATCAAAATTCTATATATAATAATTTTTGGAAAAATAATATTGGCGACAGTTTCAATACTAATACAATAGGAATAATTAATAATATAGGAGGATATTTGTTTGAGAATAATGAAATTATGAATAATTTCAAAGGAAATTTAATATTGACAAATTTTTGGAGTAATAGATTAAAAACAGATTTCAAAGGAAATCAGATATTTCAAGAATTTGGATATAACAATATAGGTTTCGGTTGTACGGTTAATAATTTTTCTGGTCAAACTAATCAAAACACAATTGGTGATTATTGTTATTTAAATAATTTAGGTGATTTTTCTCATAATTCTATTGGTGTAAATTTTTCATCAAATGAAATACAGGATGGATTTGGTTTTGGAGGAGGTCAATATAAAGGAAATATTATAGGAAATAATTTCTATGATAATACAATAGGAGAATATTTTTATGATAATTTTATAAGAGATAATTTTACAAACAATACTGTAGTAGATTATTTCCAACAAAATACTATTACAAACGATGTCGCTTTCATAGATTTTACAACTGCAACTACGGTTTATGGTTATTATAACTGTAATATATTCAGAAGATCGGATCAGGCTTTGAGACTTTCTTATTATGATGAAAATGATGTTTTAGTAATAACAGATATAACAAATTAAAATAATGTTAACAAGATATATAATAAATAAGCTTATTATTAACAATACCGACAAATAAAGCAAATCAATTTTGTTCGAGTGGAATATTGTCATTTGAAGTTTATGCAGATTAAAACAAAAAATTTTAAAAAATATAAAAATGATAAAATTAATAAAAAGGACTACGGATAATAAATTTTTAAAATCCATAGATAATGATAATTGGGTTGATGATTCAAGAGATGGTTTCGAAATGACTTATTTAGAATGTGAAAATATTAAATCAATACTTTTAAACTCATATTCCGAAGAACAAATCAAAGAAATAGTAAATTTAACTAAGTCTAAATTCACTACAAAACAAGAAAGAAAGATTATTAAAAATTTACTTAAATAAATAAAAATGAGAATAAATATATTAACTGAAAATTCAAAAGTTGAACAAGTTAGAGAAGCTTGGGTTAGCAAAGATATTATGAAGATACCTGTTTCTCCAACTGGTGAATATCCGGCAACCCATTGGTTTTGCACTATGGCTGGAGAAGAGTCAAAAATGAATCAAATTTTAGCAAAACAAAATTTATCAATAATGGAAGCAAATATTGGTCCAAAAGAATTCTTAGATAAATGGGGTCTGAAACTTATAAAAAAATAGAGAATTTTATCAGTGATTCACAAGTTGAACAAATAATAGTTTGGACAAAATCTTTGAATCATTCCTATAAAAAACCAAATCATCATTTAAATGAAATATCTAAAACATTAAATGGTAATTCATTTATTTTTGATATATCTAACAACGAAATGACTAATTATATAACTGAATACCAATCAATTGGAGAAATTTTTTATAATAAACCTCCAGAATTTATACTCGATTTACAAAAAAAAATAGCAGATCATTTTAACTTTGATTTGAACAATACTTTTTTACAAGTTGTAAATATGGATAAAGGTGGTGAAGTTAGTCCTCACTACGATGCTTCAGTAGATGGTTTTATAAATTATAAATGTAATTTATCTGTTTTGTCAGAAGACTATGATTTTTTTGTTGAGAAAGATAAATTTTTAGTAAAAAATAAAGATTTGTATTGTTTTGAAGCCTCTTTGTTCAAGCATAAAACTGGAAAATTTAATTCACAAAGAATAATGTTAAGTTTTGGTTTTATGATTCCTTATGAAAAAATGAACAGAAATGAAAATGATCCAAGAGTTAGATTAAGTAAAAGAATTAAAAAATATTTTCAAAATAATAAATAAAAAAAATAAACTATGGCTACAGTTACATATAACGTAAATATTGAAACTACATACGAGAATTTAAAGAGTTTAATTACTGGCTCAACACTTTCTCCCGGTTCAACATATAAAATAACAGGATTTAATAAAAATAGATTAAGTGGTTCCACGGATAACCCATTTGGTCACTTGCCAGAAATTTTATATGATGATGGTAATGATTTGGGAATTACAATCTATATGCAAGCTATTTCGACATCAGAAATATCTGATGCTGGTTTTGGGGAATTTTATAATCCAAAATACATAACTGATCCAAATAGTTACTTAAACAATGATGGTTCTGGTTTAATGGGAATATGGGACGGTGATAATCCAGATTTATCAGCAATTCCTATTTACACTATTGGTCAAGTTGTTTACTGGGGTGGATATGCTTGGGAAAACATAAGCGGTAATACGGGTAGTTCAGTTGATGCTTTTGAATTGGATGGTACAGATTGGTTAAAATTGCCTTATTCAAATGTAACACATTACAACAAAATTATTGATGAAATAAAAGTAGATTGGACTAACGGAATTTTAATAGAGAGATATAATGCTGATAATCAAATTTTAGCTAAATATGATCCATCACAATATTCATGGTGGATAAACGAAACACAGTTATATTTAAAATATAATCCAATTGTTGGCATTCCATTTGGTCTATATTCTGATGTTTTATTTGCTGAAACTAATAATTATTTTTTAGGAATATCAAATTTGAAAATAGTAAACTCACGTTGCGAATTAATTAATTTTAAAGGAGATTTAGCAATTAATATAAGTTTAGATCATTCATATTTATATGATAACTATTTTGGTTTACAAACTAGATTAAATGCAATTGAATTGGATAGTTTTTGTTATTTTCAAAATAATAGCCTTAATAGTGGCAGTACTATTGAGTCTTGTAAATTATATTCATCATGTGATATATATGGTAATTTTTTGACTGCTAGTACTATGAACCGCTTATTTATGAATGAAAGCTGCAATATAAATCAAAATATATTTCTAAATAATAATTTGTATAATAATATTTTAAACTTCGAATCATCAATATATAGTAACAATGCTAGTAATTCAAACATAAGTTATAATAATATTAATAATAGTTCGCAGATATATAATAATATTTTACAAAATTCTAGCAATATAGTTGAAAATTTTATTGATAATCACAGCAAAATTGCTGAGAATAATTTAACCTCAAGTCAAATAAATCAAAATTATTTAAAAAGTTTTTCAGAAATAACCTATAATCAATTTAGTAGTGTTTTTTGTAATTTTAATCATTGTCAAAATGCTTCTTTAATAAATTATAACATATTTGATGGGTCAAATATTTCTGAAAATACTTTGAAAAATAGTTGCAATATTAATTACAACACAGGTATTACTACATCACATATTTATAGAAACGAATTAAATGACAGTGTCATTTCATTTAATTATAATAGGACATATTCTCTTATAGCATCAAATATTTTAGCTGCTTCATCTATTAGTTATAATCAGTTATTAGATTCTGAAATATTGTATAATAAAATAATGCCTGAATCCAGTATTGATCAATGTCTTTTGGATACAAGTGATATTGTTAGAAATTATTTAGAAAATTCTGATCTTAATACAAACTCTTCTGGTATATTAACAGGTAAAATAATTCAAAATAATTATTGTGAAAATGCTACTGTGGTTGGAGATTTTACAAGTTCTACATACATATATGATTCTCAAACTAAAAAAATATTTACTAGAGAGGGTGGTGTATCGAAGTTAGGCTTTTATGACACTTCGAATAATTTTGTAGTATTTGATGTAAATGCTTGATTAATTTTTGAAAGTGTATTTAATCAAAAAAGTTTAATATCATTATTGAATAATTGAAAATATCAATTTTTAAACAATTTTAATTTTTTTTCCTGCGACTTTCAAAATTTATTTACTATTTATTTTAAATTGAATAGGAAAATTGAAAGCTCAAAATATATCAGGAAGAAGGATCAAAGTTGAGTATGGGTTCAGAAATATCAGAAAAAGAGAACTTTTGGAGCCCGGACAAATCATCGAAATCGATGAATTTGATCAAGATTATCTGAATAAATTGGGTGTTTTTAGGATGGGAGAAATGATAATAATTAATGAGGAACCAATCGATAAAATGGCTCAAGCAAAAAAAGATGCTGAACAATATATAAACCAAAATAAATAAACAAAAAAATTAAATATAAAAATAAATGGCACAAACAGTATTCGTTTCACCGGGAGTATACACAAGAGAGCAAGATTTCACATTCTTCGCTTCAAGAATAGGTTTAACCAGACTTGGATTGGTCGGTTTAACGCCCAAAGGTCCTGCTTTTGAACCAATAAAAATTGCTTCATCAGAAGGGTTTTCTAATAGATTTGGTAATCCAAACTCTGATTATCCTTTAACATATGTTGCATACAGATTTTTATCACAATCATCTGAATTGACTCTTACAAGAGTACTTGGTAAGGTTGGTTATTCAGGTTCAAATGCATGGTTGATAACTTCGGAGGCTTCTGCATATGAGTGGAGTGGTACTACGCTATCTGTTATCAAAAGTAAAAAAGATCCGAATACTGGAAATTTTTATTATACTGGTTCTACAGATTTAACATTATTTGGAACAAGTACTTTATTAAATTCATTTGGAATTTCTGGAACAACAGGACCTATCACTGGATTTTCTAGTTCAGCTATAACTGTATCACTTAATGAAGCTGATGATACTTATATTTTGAAATTAGTGGGTCAAACCCCTAAAAGTTTTGATGGTGATACTGGTTTTTATGTAGATTCAATTTTCCCACACTTAATTGGTCAATGTGCTACATATACAGCATCAACAATTGCTGGTAACATAGGAACAGCATTGACAACTTCATTTGAATTTAAGTCAAATGATGCATATAAGGATTATACAGAACAATTCAGGAATTCTATAACTCCAATGATTGTTGGTCAGGTTGTAGGAAGTACGGTTAGGGATTTGTTTAAAGTTGAAACTATATCTGATGGTGATGCTTCTGCTGCAGAAATAAAAGTTTCTTTTGTAAACTTAGATCCTGCCAATAATACATTTGATTTAGTTGTAAGAAGATTTTTCGACACTGATGCAAGTACTTTGACTAGTGGTAGATTAGAATTGTTCCGTCAATGTACAATGGATAGAACTAAGCCAAACTTTGTTGGTAAAATGATAGGTACAACGGATGAAATATATCCAAGACAATCAAATTACATAACAATAACTTTAGCAGATAATTTCCCACAAGATCAAGTTCCTGCTGGTTTCAGAGGTTATACATTAAGAACTGGCACAACTGCTAATGTTCCTCAAATTCTTTATAAAACAAGTTACCTTTCTTCAGATACTGTTTCTAAAACATATTTAGGTTGTTCTGAATTAGCATATACTGGTTTAACATCTGTTGTTGTAGGTGTAAAAAATGCAATACAAACTTTAGAAAAAGATATTTTTAAATTCCAAGGTTCTGATTCAACAGATGTAGCTACTGTTAAAGGTTTTCATATGGAAAGCACAGCTCCAACATCTACTTTCTATACTGGTATTGAAACAAGTTTGACTGATTATGAAAAACCAGAAAGAAAATTCACAGTAGCTCCTTTTGGTGGATTTGATGGATGGCAACCTTATACAATTCCAACCTTCACTAATGATGTTGCTGATGAAGACAATTTAGACGCATTTAAACTTTGTGTTGATTTAATGGCACCACCTGAGTCTGTGGATATAAATGTATTTGCTGCTCCAGATGTAAATTATTCAGATAATTTGAATGCTGTTAATTATTGCTTGACTATGGTTGAAGATAGAGCAGACTCTATATATGTAATAGAAAGTCCAAGATTGTCTACTGATTCTGCAAAAGCAACCGCTTCACAAGCTGCTGCTGCTGTAGAAGAATCTGGTATTGATTCTAGTTATGCAGCTACATATTGGCCTTGGATTCAAATTGAAGACCCAACAAGTAATAAATTCATTTATATTTCTCCAACTTCAGAAGTTGTAAAAAATATAGCTTTAACTGATAATATTGCATATTCTTGGTACGCACCAGCAGGTCTAAATAGAGGTCAAGTGACTTGTGTTAGAGCTGACATAAATCTCTCTAGAGATGATCGTGATACTTTGTATGATGCAAATATTAATCCGATTAATACAGTTGCTCAACAAGGTGTAACAATTCAAGGTCAGAAAACTATGCAAATTGAACAATCTGCTTTGGATAGAATAAATGTTAGAAGATTGTTGTTACAAGTTAGAAGATTAGTTGCAGCTGCTTCACAGACATTGTTATTCGAACCAAACGATCAAACAGTGCGTGACCAATTCTTAGCAAAAGTTGAGCCTATATTGTTACAAATACAAAATCAGAGAGGTATATTCGCATATAAAGTTACAGTAGATGATTTTAATACAGCTACTGAAGATTCTGATAGAAATACTTTAACTGGTAAAATAGCAATTAAACCTACACCGGCTCTTGAATTTATAGATCTTACATTCCAAGTTCTTCCTACTGGAGCAAATTTTGAAGATTTCTAAAAAAATCAAAAAAATAAAAAATAATAACATAAAATATAAAAATATAAAAATAAATGGCACAAACAGTATTCGTTTCACCGGGAGTATATACAAGAGAGCAAGATTTCACGTTCTTCGCTTCAAGAATAGGTATAACTAGATTGGGAATGGTGGGATTAACCTTAAAAGGTCCCGCATTTGAACCAGTAAAAGTTCCATCACAAGAGAATTTCTTGTTCAGATTTGGTGGTACCAATCCAGATTATCCTTTGCCTTACGTGGCAAATGCATTTTTGAATCAATCGTCTGAGTTGACGATGACAAGAGTGTTAGGAAAAGTTGGTTTCACAAATTCTCCTGCATGGATCATCTCTGCACCTACTGGAGCTTTATATTCTGGTACAACATCTAGATCTGGAATAACTTTTAATGCAAATACCACATCAGTTATAAACTTTACAATTAATACATTAGAGGATTATATTGGTGGTGTTAGTGGTGATATTTCTGGTAATACCGCTGGTGGTAACACTGTAAATATTCACTTCAGTGGTTCTGTAACAACAGCTGTTTATTCTGCAGCATTCAATGTTGTAGCATCTTCGCTTGGTATTATATCTACTGGTGGTAATGGGACTGATTTGATAATTCCAGATACTTTCTCATTGAACAGTAACGTAAGTATATCGAATGACTATTCTGGAGCAACTTTATGTGTTATTAGAAGTAAAAAAGATGGAAATGGTACTCCATATTATTCGGCAGAAACAGATTTGACTGTGTCTGGTTTAGGATCTCCTCTAGGTGTATTTAGTTTATCCGGTGGATCTAATACACCATTGACTGCTTTAACTAATTCAACTCTTAATGTTTCTTTAGATGAAACACAAAAAAGTTATATAGTAAATTCTTTAGGTACTAATCCAAAAAATGTAGCAGGCGATTATGGTTTATTTGTTGATGTTGTGACACCTCATTTTATAAGACAAGCATTTTCGGCAGGAACTTTAAATCTACTTGAAGGTTTATCGTATTCCAATACGGTTAATTTTACAAATTTTGCAGATTCATATAAGAATTCTACAACACCGATGATTGTTTCAAAAGTTATAGGTTCATCAGTAAGAGATATGTTTTATTTTGAAACAGTTTCTGATGGAGATGCCTCATCTAGAGAAATAAAAATTTCTATAGCTAATATAGACAACACAAATAAAGTATTTGATGTTGTTATTCGTAAATTCGAGGATACAGATGCTAATACTTTAACTAATGGAAGATTGGAATTATATAGGGGTCTTACAATGGATGACACTCAGCCGAATTTCATAGGTAAAGCAATAGGTACAACAGATGAAACATATCCAAGAGTTTCCCAATTCGTAACTGTGACTTTGGCTGATAATTTCCCAAGAAACACAGTTCCGGCAGGTTTTAAAGGTTACAATTTGAGAACATTCGCAGATTCAGGTTTAACTTCTACTCAATTATTATACAAAACATCATATGCTGCTACTGATACTGTTTCTAAAACATATTTAGGAATTTCTGAATTAGCTTATACTTTGTTTACTGCTAATTTAGTAGGTCAAAAGGCTTCAATAAAATCAATAGAAGCAGATTTATTTAAGTATCAAGGTGCTATCACAACTGGTGTTACAACAATAAAAGGCTTCCACATGGAAAGTGGTGCAACAACAGATTTGTTTGTAACTGGTACAAAAGGCTCTATTTCAGATTATACAAAATCTCAGGCTAAATTCACTGTAGCTCCGGCTGGTGGTTTCGACGGATGGAATCAATTTAGAACAGTTACATTTACTGATGACGCTAATGATTTAGACAACGTTCAAGCATTCAAAGATGCTGTAGATTTAATGGCAATCCCTGAAACAGTAGATGTTAATTTATTTGCCACTCCTGATTTAAATTGGTTTGATCATTATAAATCAGTAGAACATTCATTGACAATGGTTGAAAATAGAGCTGATGCAGTTTATATTATAGATGCTCCTCGTTATGCATCTGATGGTTCTCAAGATAGTGCTGCAATAGCAACCGATTTACAAGGAGTAGGATTAGATTCAAATTATGCAGCAACATACTGGCCTTGGATTCAAATTTTCGACGCTACATATCAACAATTTGTATTTACTTCTCCAACATCTCAAGTTGTTAAAAGCATAGCATTAACTGATAACATTGCTTATCCATGGTTTGCACCTGCTGGTTTAACAAGAGGTAAAGTTGATTGTGTGAAAGCTGATGTTAAATTAACTAGAGATGATAGAGATAATCTTTATGATGTAAATATCAACCCTATAAACACAACAATTCAAGAAGGTGTTACAATTCAAGGTCAAAAAACTCTTCAGGTTAAGCAATCTGCTCTTGATAGAATTAACGTAAGAAGACTCTTGTTGCAAGTTCGCAGATTGATTGCTGCAGCTTCTCAGACCTTGTTATTCGAACCTAACGATCAGACTGTACGTGACCAGTTCTTAGCTAAAGTTGAACCTTTGTTATTACAAATTCAAAACCAAAGAGGTCTTGCAGGATTCAGAGTAGTAGTTGACGATTTTAATAATGCTTCTGTAGATAGTGATAGAAATACCTTAACTGGTAAGATTCAAATCAAGCCTACTCCAGCTCTCGAATTCATTGACTTAACTTTCCAAGTTCTTCCTACTGGTGCTAATTTTGAAGACTTTTAATAAATAAAAGTTTTATAAAGAAAAGGGATCTGAAAAGGTCCCTTTTTTTATTTTATGTATGAAAGTATTCACTATTTTTTTATATAAATTATTTTTATTATGTGTCAAATAAAAATAAAATTATTTATTTATTTTTCATTCCTGAATTGAATATAAGTAAGATTGGAATAAGCAGAAATGCTACTAAAAGATTAAGTCAATTACAAACTGGTTGTCCTTATCAAATACAATTAATTAAAACATATAGTTCAGAATTTTCTACTAAAATTGAAAGAGTATTACATAGGTCATTCAGAACAAAAAAAGTTGATTCGTTTGAATATGCCTTGTTAGGAGAATGGTTTAATTTAGAAATAGATTCAATATTAAAATTCGAGGAAATTTGCTCTGAAATAGAGAAAAATATTATCTATTTAAAGAAAGAAAACAATCCTTTTCTATGATATGTGAAGTACAAATTTCATACTTCCGCAATCCCAAATTCTATCCATTCTATTTTTTTTTGCTATTTGCCATTCAGTCAATTCAGAATTTTCATTGAATAATTTTATTAATTTTTGTTTATTATATTTGAAACGGTGATATCTTATAAAATAGTTACTTTTTTCGAAGTAAAAATAATTAGGTTTAGTTGTATTGATATATTCGAAATTGCATTTATGGTAAACAGTATTTTCCGGATTTAAACCACTCCAACGACAATCTGCATAAGTGAAAATCTCTTTAGTTTCAGGATTGTTTTTTAAAAAATGATTTAAAAGTTTTTCAAAACCCCCAATAATATTATAGTCAATTTTAGAGCAAAAACGAGATAATTCTACTGAATTTTCTTTGTCCTGATTATTTTTTAATTTGTTTCCAAGGGCTAGTCTAGGTTTACAAAAAGTCATTACTGAAACAATTTCATTTTTTAAAAATAAACCATAAATTCATCTTCAAAAATATGTATCAATTTAATATTTTCATTATTACATAATTGAGATTTTTTTAAATGATAATTGGGAAGTTTGTTTCCACCCATTTCAGAGTGAAAATAATTCCCATTCAATTCAAATGCTATTTTGTGATCTTGTAAGTAGAAATCTAACTCCAGAGGAGCAATAATTTTTTTTGTATTCTCAACATATTCTAGATTTAGTGAATCTAAAAAATCTTTGAATTCACCTTGTTGTTTTGAAATGCTAGTTAATGGATAACATCTTCTACAAATTGGTATAGAATCAAAAGACCATTCGAATATATTGTCACATAATTTACAAGTAAGTTGATATTTCAAATAGTGTAATTTGCCTTCATCTGTCTTTATTCTTAATTTATTGTATTGATTAATATCGAACTTCAAATCATTTTTAGCTAAAATTTCCTTTATTTTATTTGTTTTGTTTAGCTTTTGGATGCCCAAATAAAGATCAGAGCTAAAATAATAATCTGAATTAAATTTATTTTGGTTTGTTTTTTTTAAATTATCTTTGCATTTATCAGTTTGTAAAGTATAATCAACTCCGTATTTATCTCTATTTGTTTGTTTGAGTTTGTCTAAGGACTCTTTAGTTTTGAGGTGATGATCAACTTTATATTTATCTAAAGTTGTTTTTTTTGCTTTCTCTCTATTATTAAAATTTGGATCATTATATTTTAATAATTTTGTTTGATCAGATTTTTCTTTATAATCCTTTATTTTAGATGGGTGTTCTACATCATACTTCTCTTTCAAAGAGCTCTTTATTTTTTCATAATTATTATATTTCTCATCTCCGTATTTTTCCTTCTTGATTTGTTTTAAATTATCATAATAATTATCAGTTTCAAAAAAACTTTTTTTACCATATTTTTTTTCTATGGTATCAAAAATTTTTTTCATCCTTTCGTCTTTATGGTTTTTTCTATATAATTCAGTGCATTTTTCACTGCAATTTTTTTTGTTTTTCTTGTTACCAGCATCGAATTCCTTTTTGCATGTTTCACAAACTTTAACTCGTTGAATTTTAGGTCTTCCCATTGTTTTTATATATGATATATAATATTGTGTTAATGTAAATATACATAAAAAAATAAAAAAAACTCAAATTTTTTTTTTTTACTTTATTTATTAATAAATAAAAACTTAAATATCATGCCAACACTAATGTTTAGACCGGTTCCAATTGATCAGGAACCTAAAATGAAAAACAGATTCGTTCTTGAATTTCCTACGGAATTAGGTATTGAATCTTATCTAGTACAGACTTCCAAGAAGCCTTCGATATCAATAGATAAAGTAGATATTCCTTACATGAATACTAAAACATACATTGCTGCGAAATACGCTTGGGATGAAATGGATGTTACGTTTATCGATGTTATCGGACCTTCTACGACTCAGAAAGTAATGGAGTGGGTTCGTTTACATGCTGAATCTACAACTGGTAAAATGGGTTACGCAGTAGGTTACAAGAAAAACCTTGTATTGAAAGCTCTTGATCCAGTAGGTGTAGAAGTCGAAAAATGGACTCTTGTTGGATGTCAAATAGTTAAAGCATCTTTTGATGATTACGATTATGGTGCAGCAGAACTTGCAAAAGTGAGCATCACAATCCAACCAGATAGATGTTTATTATCAGCATAATAACAAAATAAAATATTTTCGGTTTTTTATTGTGAGCGACACTGAAAAAGTGTCGCTTTTTTTATAACTCATAGTCATCAAACCTTTTTTTATTCTATTTATTTGAAATGAGATATTAATGTCAAAATTAAGAATTTATAAGGAATTTTACAGAATAGATTATATAGACGGAGTAAATGATAATTATACATTAATTGACCCATTTTCATTAACCGCAGCAACGTATAATTTTAGTACAAGTCAAGTAGTTGAAAGTTTAACAACTACTCAAGAAAGTTTGGGTAATTATTATATTGAATTAAACGGTTCTCTTTACACGTTTCCTACAGTTTATCAAATAATTTGGTATGTAGAATATTTGAATAATGGAATTGTAAAACAATTGAGAACTAAATTCTTATTTGATCCTGTTAAAAATTATATAATTTCTGAATTGGATATAGAATTTTCTAAATATGTAAATATAAATTATGAAATAAGCAATTCTGTTCCTTTAGATTATGAAATTAAAATAAATTAAGATGAACCAAAAACCATTTATAATAAAAAGAAATGATACATTGCCAGATTTGCAAATAAACATTAAAACAAGAAGTTGTATAAATGCCATTATACCTTTTGATTTGTCTAATGTAACAGGTTGCACATTTTCAATGATAGATGAGTGTGGTTCTGTTGTAATAGCTTCTAATACGGCTCAAGTAATTAATGCATCAGCTGGAACAGTTCAATATACTTGGTTGGAAGGGGATACAAGTATGAGTGGTAAATTTCAAGGAGAATTTGAATTGTTTTTTGACGATGGAAAAAAAATATCCATACCTAGCTTAGGGGGAATTGAAATATTCATAGATCAAGATATTAATAATTTATAAATAGAATAGATGTCCGGTTATTACATAATACCTGTTGTTGGTGGTTCACAATTTAGCGGAGGTACAGTATCTGGAGATACTAACTTTTTGTCTAATTTATCAGCTAATACTTTTTATTTAACCAATACACCCAATAACAATAATTCATCTAATTATGTACTTGTTTATAATAACACAACAAATGTAATTGAATACCGAGACGCATCCTCGATTGGAGTGTTGGGTAATTTCTTACCAATAAGTGGTGGGACTTTGACAGGTCAATTAAACGTACCTTCAATTTCTGGAAGTTCAATAACTGGATTTACTTTTTATTCAGGATCAACTCCTTTACAAAATATATTCCCTTACAGTGGAACAAATATAGGATCAGGATCAACTGGAATTTTTGCTCAGAAAAATAATGATTTATTAGAATTTAAAACCTTATCTGCTGGAACAAAAGTTTCAATAACAGGAACCTCTGATACTGTAATTATTTCAACATCCGGAATAAATAACTATTATATCCAAACCATTGCACCATCTGGAACTACAAATTCTCCACTATACGATGGAGATAGATGGTTCAATACAGTTAACGGTTTAGAGTTTGTTTACATAGATGATGGTAATTCTTCCCAATGGGTTGAGATTTTTGCTGCGACACCACAGTATGAAAATTACGGAACTTATGAAATAAATGTAAACTCTTTTAATTTATCATTCGATTATTTTTATTATGGAATTATTTATGATGGGGCAGTAAATTTATACTTACCGTCTTGCACTGGTTTAGATGGTAAAAAATTAACTATAAAAGATGAATTAGGAAATTGTAATCAATTAGGAAAAAGAATAAGAATATCTGGAGCAACAGGAGAAAATATAGATGGAAATAATTATGTGGATATGGCAATATCAAAAATGGCTTTACAAGTAATATCAAGATCAAATAACTGGTATATAATATAAAAAATAAATGAGTTACATATTCAATAGCAATTCAACAGTTTCATTCGCAGATAATGCAACAATAGATGCATTCGGTAGACTTCGAGTTTCTGAAATTACTAGTTATTTAGAATTAAAATATTTATCTGATAAACAACCACTATTGGTAGATGAAATTATTAGTGGTTCTTCTACCTCTGCTTTTAATTCCAATAACTCAGAAATTAATATGAATGTTTTTGGTTCTGGAGATCTTGTAATTAGACAATCGAAATATAGAGGAATATATCAACCCGGAAAGGGTCAATTGTTTGAAGCTAGTTTTTCTGATTTTAATATTGAATCTGACGTTATAAAAAGGGTCGGATATTTTTCATCTTCTTTTGATATACCATATTCATCAACTCTAGATGGATTCTTTTTAGAATCAAATGGAGTTGATAATTCAATATCATTTCAAATATGGAAGAAAGGTACTCAAATTTTTAGTGGTGGAACTGATTCTTGGAATAATAATGAATTTGACATTACAGCATTAGATTGGAGTAAAACAAATCTTTGTTTAGTGGATTTTCAATGGCTTGGAGTAGGACGAGTTAGATTCGGATTAAATTTAAGTGGTATAACTTATTTCTTTGCTGAGCATTCTGGTACTGGTCATTTGGATAATGTATATATGGTTTCTCCAAATCAGCCTATAAGATATGAAATAAGATCTTCTGGTGGTGCTGGACAATTCAATCAGATATGTTCTCAAGTAAGTATCGAAGGATCATTAAACTCACTAAATAAAACAGTTGGATTAAGTAATGCTACTGAGATAACATGTTCTACTTCAGGAGTTACATATCCTATAATAGGATATAGATTAAAAACTGGTTCTACATTTTCAAACGCTATAATTGATTATGTGGCTGTTTTACAAACAACAAACGATAATTATTTGGCAAGTATACAGTTTAATCCAACTTTAAGTTCTCAACCTTCATATACTGATGTAAATAATTCATCAATACAATATGCTGTTGGTAATGGAACTATTACGGTTACTTCAGCTGGTCATATTATTTCTAACTATATAGGTAAAGCAGGAAGTTTAGGAACAGATAAATTTGATTATAAAGATAATTCAATAAAACCCGGAGTTGGAATAAGTGGAAACCAAGATACTGTTTGGTTTTGTGTTACTCCACTTTCAAATAATAGCAAATTCAGAACTTCAATAAACATAAATTACTTTGATTAAAAAATGCCAATAAATTTTCCAATAAATCCAACTATAGGTCAAACCTATACCTATGATTCGAAAACATGGGAATGGGAAGGTAGTTATTGGAAAGCATTGGGGATTGTTCCCGCAAATGGTTCTTCTGGAACAAGTGGTAGTGCAGGTAGTTCTGGTACAAGTGGTAGTTCGGGTAGTTCAGGAACTAGCGGTAGTTCGGGTAGTGCAGGTACATCAGGAAGTTCTGGTAGTGCAGGTACATCGGGTAGTTCAGGAAGTTCTGGTGAAAACGGAAGTTCTGGTTCATCTGGTAGTGCAGGTACATCGGGCAGTTCAGGAAGTTCTGGTGCAAACGGCAGTTCTGGCTCATCTGGTAGTGCAGGTACATCAGGTAGTGCAGGTTCTGCTGGTACAAGTGGTAGTGCAGGTACATCGGGTAGTGCAGGTACATCGGGCAGTTCAGGAAGTTCTGGTGCAAACGGCAGTTCTGGCTCATCTGGTAGTGCAGGTACATCTTAACGGAAGCTCTGGTTCAGCAGGTACATCTGGGGTAGATGGTGCTAGTGGAACTTCTGGAACAAGTGGAACTTCAGGATCATCTGGTAGTGCAGGTACATCAGGTTCATCAGGAAGTTCTGGTGCAAATGGAAGCTCAGGCTCATCAGGAATAAATGGAAGTTCAGGTTCATCTGGGATAAATGGAAGTTCAGGTTCTTCTGGTAGTGCAGGTATATCGGGAAGTTCTGGTTCATCTGGGATTAATGGAAGTTCTGGTTCTTCTGGTGAAAATGGAAGTTCAGGCTCTTCTGGTAGTGCAGGTACATCAGGAAGTTCTGGTTCATCTGGAATAAATGGAAGTTCTGGTTCTTCTGGTAGTGCAGGTACATCGGGAAGTTCTGGTTCATCTGGTAGTGCAGGTACATCGGGTTCATCTGGTAGTGCAGGAACTAGTGGTAGTTCTGGCAGTGCGGGTACATCTGGTTCATCTGGTAGTTCTGGTATAAATGGTAGCTCAGGTTCATCTGGTAGTGCAGGTACATCGGGTTCATCTGGTAGTGCAGGAACTAGTGGTAGTTCTGGCAGTGCAGGTACATCAGGATCTTCTGGTAGTTCTGGTATAAATGGAAGTTCCGGTTCATCTGGAAGTTCTGGTACAAGTGGTAGTTCGGGTAGTGCAGGAACATCTGGTTCATCTGGTAGTTCTGGTACATCAGGATCATCTGGTAGTGCAGGAACTAGCGGTAGTGCAGGTTCATCAGGCACAAGTGGTAGTGCAGGTAGTTCAGGAACTAGCGGTAGTGCAGGTTCATCTGGCACAAGTGGTAGTGGAGGTAGTTCAGGTATAGATGGAAGTTCCGGTTCATCTGGAAGTTCTGGTACATCAGGATCATCTGGTAGTGCAGGAACATCTGGTTCTGCTGGTACATCCGGTTCATCAGGTAGTGCAGGTTCATCCGGCATTGATGGTGTGTCAGGCGGACAAAATTACTTTTTGAATTATTCGGTAACTCAAAGTCCTTTAACATATAAAGAATTAGGTCGTTTTACGACAGGTGCTGGTCAGCAAACGGTCGCAATTACTTTGACATCAAATCAACAAGATGTATTGTTTGGTGAGTTCATTACTGATGTTGGAGATCCAAATGTTTTGATTATACCAAATGGTATTTGGCACAGTTATGTTTATTGGACTAAACCTACAGACCTTTCTGATTGTGAATATTATTTCACAATAACAAAAAGAGAATCTGGTGGTACAGAAACTTTGTTATTCACATCAGATAGTGTTAAAATAGGTTGGAATGGAAATAACACAACACCTGTTGAAACAAAAGCAAATGGTGTTGTTCCTACCAATATTTTGGACTTAACGGACAGATTAATAATTAGGGTTTATGTAAATAACAATGATCCTCTCAATAGGCTTGTAACTTTTTATACTGAAGATGCTACATATTCTTATGTGGTCACAACTTTATCCACGCCATCTGGAACATCAGGCAGTGCAGGTTCATCTGGTACTTCTGGTTCATCTGGTAGTGCAGGAACAAGTGGCAGTGCAGGTTCATCTGGTACATCAGGTAGTTCAGGATCATCTGGTACAAGCGGTAGTGCAGGTAGTTCTGGTATAGACGGAAGTTCCGGTTCATCTGGAAGTTCGGGCACAAGCGGTAGTTCGGGTAGTGCAGGAACAAGTGGTAGTTCGGGTAGTTCAGGAACTAGCGGTAGTGCAGGTAGTTCTGGTATAGATGGAAGTTCCGGTTCATCTGGTAGTTCTGGTACATCAGGTAGTGCAGGATCATCTGGTACAAGCGGTAGTTCTGGTAGTGCAGGAACATCTGGTTCATCTGGTAGTGCAGGAACTAGCGGTAGTGCAGGTTCGTCTGGTACAAGTGGTAGTGCAGGTAGTTCTGGTATAGACGGAAGTTCCGGTTCATCTGGAAGTTCGGGTACATCAGGTAGTGCAGGATCATCTGGTACAAGCGGTAGTGCGGGTAGTTCTGGTACATCAGGAAGT